ATTACACTGTAGTCAACGCCCTCAATTCCCTGCTTAAAATGGGTTATTTGAGGAGAGCCCAGATCATTTCAAACAGAACATATTATGTGCAATTAAGGGGAATATGAAAGGAAGTGATAAATAATGGATGAAGTAAAAACAAGCCCGGTATCAAAATCAACAATGGATTTTCCTGCTGCTATGAGAAAGGTAATTGATGGCAACAGAATATCAAGACTTGATGAGACCTGGAAGAAAGATGGTACGTATGGAGCATTAGTAGGCCAGTTTTTAACTTGTGTTAAGAATGATGGAACCAGTTATACTTGGGCAATAAGTGATGCAGATATGCACGCAACAGATTGGATAGTGGTATCTACAACTAATTAAAATGGAAACCGCAATCTTATCAGAAAAATTGATTGATATAGGAAGAATGGTATTGGTTTTTATTGCTGGTGGTATAACCACACTTGTTTTTGTTAATATATGGTTGATCTTAATGGTTCGAGGATTGGATGGGTAGCAGGTTTTCTTTCGTGTACGCTAACATTTTTTTCATAATTCTAATTTACCTGCTACCCACCGAGTTCTTGAATTAGCCTCAATTTACAAGGTATCCAATGTTATGTTACCAAAATAAAACTCGTTAGAATTGATTTGGTAGGTTGTGTATAATTAAAAAGTTGTGATAATCTAATAATACAGACTTAAACAGATTATGAGCAAAGACAAACCATATTTATTCCAACCGGGTCAGAGTGGAAATCCAGAAGGCAGACCACCAGGATCGGGAATTTCTATTACCACAGAGATCAAAAGAAAACTGAAGGAAATGGATCCAAAAACTAAGAAAACAAACCTTCAAACCCTTTTAGAAGTTATTTTGGAATCAGCAGTTAAGAAGAAAGATCATCAGATGATTAAACAGATATGGAATTATATTGATGGCATGCCACAACAAAAAACAGATGTAACATCAGGAGGCAGACCAATTCCCATATTAAGTAACGATGTATGTCAGGACAACAGCAACGAAGAAGCTCCAAAAGCTAAATAAGAGAATCCGGGGAATTGCAGGGGGGACTTCAGCAAGCAAAACAATTTCAATTATTCTCATATTGATAGACTATGCACAAACCCACGACAATAAGGTGGTTTCAATCACTTCTGAATCATTCCCTCATTTAAAAAGAGGAGCCATGAGGGATTTTTTAAACATTATGCAGGAGCATAAATATTATGTAGATGATAGATGGAACAGAACAGACTCAATATATACATTTGAAGGAAACTCAAAGATTGAGTTCTTCTCAGCAGATCAACCGGGAAAGGTTAGAGGCCCAAGACGTGATATTTTGTTCATTAACGAAGCAAATAACATCTCCTATGAAACATTTACTCAGCTCGAAGTAAGAACCAAAGACGTGATTTGGTTGGACTGGAATCCTGTGAGTGAATTCTGGTTTTATGAGGGAGAGGGAGAAGGAGATAATAAACACATAGCAGTAAAAGACCGGGATGATTGCGATTTCTTAACTCTAACTTATAAAGACAATGAAGCCCTGGGAAAAGGAATGGTGGAGGCAGTTGAGACAAGAAGGCATCATAAGAACTGGTGGAGAGTGTATGGGTTGGGGTTACTTGGGGAACTGGAGGGCAAGATATACAACGATTGGAAGATAATAGATGAAATCCCTCACGAAGCAAGACTACATAGATACGGACTGGACTTTGGTTATACCATTGACCCCGCAGGTATTGTGGCAGTTTATCAGTATGATGGGGGATATATCCTAGATGAGATCTTATACAAGAGAAAACAAAGCAATAGACAACTTGCAGATCTGTTCTTAAACTTAGACAGGGCTTTAATTATTGCAGACTCAGCAGAACCCAAAAGTATAGATGAGATAAAAGAATATGGACTAAGTATTGTCCCCGCAGTTAAGGGAAAAGACAGCGTTTCAAATGGCATCCAGTTTGTTCAAGACCAAAAGATATCAGTAACCAAAAGAAGTCTTAATTTAATCAAAGAATATAGAAACTATCTATGGCAGAAGGACAGGGATGAGAAGGTAATCAATGTCCCGGAAGACCAATTTAATCATTTGTTAGATGGGGTAAGATATGCCATAGCCAGTGGGAAGGCGTTAGATTGGAAACCAAATGATCCGGGTGGTATAAAACCATTATATAAAGGTATGCCGGGATAGGTATTGCGTTAAAATAACTTAATCATTTAATCTATAAATATGGAAGAAACAGGAGTTGAACTAGAAAACCCAGAGCTGATGATGCTTATTAACAATAAGGAGTCGGGGTATAACTACCGTCAAAGAAGGTCTGAACCCTGGTTGGAAAACTACACTCTTTATAGGGATAAGGTAACTGTTAACAGACTTACCCAAAGACAGTCGGTCAATGTCCCCCTAATGAAGATGTCAGTCAAAACACTTCTTAAAGAGATTGATGATATGCCAGTCCTTCACTTTGAGAACTTAGATAATGACAAAGAGGCAGAAGTATTCAAAAACGAATACTGGAACTATACAGATGAACAAAACAAGATGGAACTCCAAGACCTGGTTGACAAAAAACAAGTCCTTTTGTTTGGAAGAAGTTTTGACCAATGGCAGATAGCTGATGGGAAAGTAAAACAAACCATTCAAGACCCCGAAGATATACTTGTATCAAGGTTCATGGATCCAACAGACCTTCATTCCTCAAGGTTCCTTATTCATACTCACATATTCGTACCCCTCACCACCCTGGAAGAAAACAAAGACTATGATAAACAGGCTGTTAAAGACTTAAAAGAATGGTATGCAACCGAACTGGGCATAGTTAAGGTAAAAGACAACCTGAAAATGATGGTTGATAAGAACAAAAAGATGGAAGAAATGGGCGTTCCTGATGTAGATAGTCCCACACTAGGAGAGACCTATGTCGAATTAACTCTACATTTCCTGTTCCACAAAGAAGAAGGAGACACAGAAGAAGAAATCTATCTATATGTAGAAGCAGATGAGAAGGCAATCCTAATGAAAAAGAAGCTCGAAGAAGTAATTGGCACAACCAAAGACCACTTCTGGAGAAACCATTATCCTTATGCAACTTGGGGAAGTGATCTGGAAAGACAGGACTTTTGGAGTGATGCTGTAGGAGATACAGTAAGAACACCCAACAAGATAGTCAACTCGTTCTTCTCTCAAATGGTAGAAAACAGGACTCTGAGAAACTTTGGTATGCAGTATTATGATTCCACCAACAAAGACTTCCAGCCAAGTACATATAACCCTGTAGCTTGGGGTTGGTATGGAGTACCGGGAAAGCCAAGTGAAGTAGTACAAAAGGTAGATATTCCTGATTTATCAGAATCCCTGGATGAAATAAGCTTCATCATGGAGCTGGTAGAAAAAGCAACAGGAGCAACTGCAACTCAACAAGGAGTTCAAACCGAAAGGTCAATCACCCTGGGCGAGGTCGAATTAGCCCTGGGAGAAGCCAAAGAGATAGCCAGAAGTGTATCTAAGTTCTATACCCAAGCCTGGAAAGACAGAGGACTGATATTTATCAAGCTAGTAGAGGCAGCCAGCGATCAATTAGATGCAGTCAAGATTTATAAGAAGGGAAGAAACACCGATGACATCTATGAGAGAGAAGTTGCCCCCAAAGACTGGAAGACTCCAGCAGGTTACAGGTGTAAGGTCTGGAGCCAGGATGAAAAGAACGCCAAAGACACCGAAGCCCTGCAGAAACTAGCTGCTGTTAAGGCAAATATGCCCCTTAATCCAAAGGTAGATGAGATTTATAAGAGAAAGTTGTCTGAGTTTGCAGGATTGACCCCTGATGAAATAAGTGAAATAATGGAGTTTGAAGATACTAATAGACAAGCCCTGTTAAAAGTCCAAGAAGAACAAGCTGGAGCTGGCACACAGGCTGAACAAGCCCAACAAATGCCTAACCAACAGTTATGATAGACAAACTTTTAGAAAAATACGGAGTAAAACACGAAGAATTAAAGCCTGATGAGCTAGAAACCCTCAATGTATGGCTTGAAGCTATCCAGAAAAGCCAATTAACCCTGGAAAAGGTAAGAGAATACATTTCAACCATGAAAAACTCTGTTGAAGACGACTTGACCTCAACCAAACACAACTCCAAAAAAGACTTATTCTTAAAAGCAAGGCTCAGAAACTACCTATTGTTAGAAGCTTTCCTCTCAACTCCCGAAAAAGCCAAGAAACAACTGGAAAATGCTATGGAAGGTTTTGCAAGCAAGATAAAGACTTGACATAAAATACATATTTCGCATATCCTAAAGTATGGAACCAAAAGCCAAAGAAAAATTAGCAGAGCTGATTAAAAAGACCCCAGCAGAACTTCGTGACCATGAAATTAGATTCCTTCGTGCAAGATCACCCTATCTTAAAAAGAGCCAAAAAGAGGTTTTTAAGAGTGTGTTGACCGAAACCAAACAAGACAGGAACAAAAAAGCAAACAAAAAACTTCTTGAAGTGGAAGAAAACGAAATTATAGCTGATGAAAAGAATAGAACTGAACACCCGGCAGTTCAGGTTGAACAAGTCCCTTATAGAGACTTACAAGCCCTCGCCAAAGGCAAAGGATTAAAATATGTAGGTGTCAGCAGAGAAAAACTGGAAAAATCAATTATCAAAGGAAAATAACCTAACTCCGAAAGGACTGGTATGCCAAAGAAAAAATCACACAAAAAGCCAACAAAAGAAGAAATAGAGAGAATCGCAGAAGAAGCGGAAGAAATGAAAGATGACCCAAAGGCAACTTCAGACGAAGAAACTTCAGAAGAAACTCCAGATGGAGAAGTGGAAGAATCTCCAACAGAAGATACAGAGCAGGAAGAAACTAAAGAGGATGAAGAAGTTGAAGAAGAAACTAAAGAACCAGTAGAAAAGACGGATTATAAGAAAAGATACTCCGATTCCTCAAGAGAAGCACAAAGCCTTCATAAAAAGAACAAAAAGATAAACGAGGCAATAGATGAAGCAGGTAAACTCCCCGACCCAACAGAAGAAGAATTAAAAGCAGAATACTCAGACTGGGATGTAATGAGTGACACCGAAAGGAAACTCATTAAAGAAACTGCTATCAGCAACAGGCGTTTTGCACATATTCATAAGGTCACAGAAGAATTCAGAAGTATGGATGCCTGGGCCAAGAAAGTTGACGAGTTTGTAACTGACCCGGCAAATCTAAAAGACAATCCTGCCCTAGAAGGCAAAGAAAAAGAATTTAAGACTTATGCAACAGACAGAGAGAGCAGACAGGGTGCAGATTTTGAAGACTTAGTAGCAGGTTTTTTGTATAGTGTTAAAACAGAAGTTCCCAAAAAAGGAAAGATGTTTGAGACAGGAACAGGTGGCCCGGCAGCTAAACCCAAGCCCAAAA